CGCGCGGGGCGGCGATTAAGAAGAAGGGTGCTCCCCCATTTGAGACACTCTGTCTCACTAGGTAAGGATACCCTCCCAACATTCACGAGGATCGATTCTCAGGGCCTCGCAGACGCGTACCTAGGCGACCGTACCGCCGCGCTCCCTGCGTGGCTCCTACGGCCCTTCTCGTGACGATTTGGGGTATGTGGGGGGCGCTCGCCCCCCTACCCCTCGCCTCACCCCTCGAAGTCTTCGAGGATATCTGCGAGTTCTTCTGAGTAGTAGCCGTTCAGTTCTTCGTAGTACTGGACGTTCATGGTCAGTTCCTTTCTCTCTTTGACCTTATGCTTTAATACTACCCTGAAACATATATCCTGTCAATATTATTTAGTGTGACCTTCTCCACAAATTTCCATGTGGCCCCACTACACGGATGTGGTATACTGTAATGGAAGCCCGGGAGACGGGCCGACCAAAAAGAAAGGATAGAACCCCATGGCAATTGAAATCACACCCGACGTAAAAGCCGCGCGGTACGCCCATAGCCTTTATGCGCAGCGCCGTATCGACATCGCTGACAACTACACACAACAGTGCAGCGAAAACCGGGAGCGCCTCGCATCAGACCTAGCAGATATCGCACTGGAATACGACATTGCACCCACTCGGGTTGTCAGGAACGCATTCGGCGCCGATAGAACCGACTTCGTCAGTCCCGTCCGCCGCGCACTCTCTGCTAAGAAGGCACGAAAGAACGCTGGGAGGGGAGACTGATAATGATCAAACTCGAAACGGACCTGCGCAGCGTCCAAGTCACTTCGAAAACATGTGAGACGGCCTCCTACGTGTACGCCAGCTACACCCATAGATGTCCCATCCCTAGATGGAAGCCTTGCTCTCCTTACGACCTCGCGCCTTACTCGCTGACCCTCCCCACATGTGTAACCGACGTCCGCGTCAAGCGACTCGAACCCGGCGTCTTCTACAGGCTGCCGGACGCCGCCTGTCGGTCGCTCGGTGCCGACGAAAGCCTGAGTCTCATACCCCTATATGTCGAAATCGCTCACACCCCCTACGTCGACTTCATCGAGGACGAGCACGGCCGCGCCTATGTGCCCAACTTGGCAGTAGGCGTTGACAGGGAAACGACCCACCTGTCTCGTCTCTGCTACGGGTCATGGGTGGTGTGCGGCCTCCTCCGGTCTGGGCCGGCTAGGGAATGGGCTGCCCTCAGTGACGCCGAGTGGCGCGTCCACAGTCTCTTCAACAAGGCGCACAACGGTCTAGACCCTTCCTGGCAGCCGCTTCGGACCAACGGGTCCGTGGACATATCATTCAAACTCCCACTTCTGTACAGACCGGTAGAGGTTTACCGTGAAACGGCATGAGCTTCTCTATGAGGCTGCCAAGGCCCGCAAGACGGCGGTGGGCAAGATGCGCACGCACCGCAAGAGGGGGATCGACCTCGCCGGCAGCGAGTTCGATCCCCGGGTCGGCACCAACGCCCAGCTGCGCACCATGAGCGACAAGCAACTCGTCTCCTACATCGACCGTCTCAAGCGCTTCAACCTCCGCGGCAACCAATATTACCTGACAGCCAAGAAGGAGGTCATCAGTTCCTATCGGTTGGATGACTTCCTTCGGCAACAGCGCCGACTAGACCGCTTGCAGGCCAGCGTGGACAAAGCCTTCGGCAACTTCGAACACCTAGATACAGGCGAAAGCGTCTCCGACTACAACGCCCGTATCCGGAAAGGCTTCGAAGAGCGCATCTACCGTAACGCCCAGAAAGTCTACGGGGATATCGTCCATTCACGCAGCGACTTGAAGAAACTCTCACGCTTGCAACGCGAAGCCCTTCGCTTCGGAAAAGCCTCCACCTTTGCCGAAAAGGCGGAGGCCAAGAAGCGCATGGCCAACGGCTATCTGGATACCCAGTACAAGAAGCATATGGGTATGCTGTCGAAAATGATAGGCGACAGTTCCGTCCTGGACCCTCGCCTCATCCGCGACCTGCAGGGCCTCAGCAAGAAGGCGCTCGTCTCCCTCGCCAAACACTCCAATGTTGTGGAGCGCATTAGAGACGCCTACGAATACGAGAAGAAACATGACTTCTCACAGTTGACACTGGAAGGAGGGTCGCAGACGTATGGGAAGGCGTCGGAACCCGTTCGGACTATCATACACGCCTACGCTAAAGCAGATGCACATAGCGGCAAGTGACGTCGCAGCCCTCGCCTACGACCTAGAGACGGATGACTGGCTCATCCGATCTTGTACCGGCGTCGTAGACGCCGACACGGGCGTCGACACGCTCCTGCCCACCCTCGCCCGCTACAAGCGGGTGTGGGTGTGGGAGGGGCAGCCCGTCGTCTACCGGATAGCCGCCGTCTGCCACCTAGAAGGCCTCCTCGACGAGGGGGAGGCCGAGCTCGTTTTGACGAAGCCCGGCTTCACGTCCTTCAAGTACCCCGCACGTCTTTACGTGAAGGGCGCCCGTTATAAGACGACTATCCGTTCGCTCCGCGACTACATCGCCGCCCCCCCGCTGACGCCGCCCGCCGGTCTGGACGACGAAACCGAGTGGGTGTGCGGCCTCCTCCACGGCACCCGTCTCGACGTCGTAGACGCCTTCGCCCCCATGGCGATCGCCCAAGCCGAGTTCGCGGACTATGTCGAAGACGAGATGGGTGAACATCCGAACCTGTTCGGAACCGACTTCGATGGACAACTAGACGGCACCGGCGGTCTGTGCGGCGTCCTCCGCGATGCGGGCGACGTGGAAGGCGTCGACATCTGGGACGTCTCCTCCCTCTACCCCGCCATCGCCTCATGCATGCCCCTGCCCACCGGGTCCGGCGTCCGAGACTACACGGCCGACATGTTGAGCGACCTGCCCGACGACGGTCTGTGGATTGCCAACGTCAAACTGCCGGACGGTACGTCCCAGTGGGTAACCAGCGTCGACTACCACCACACATATAGTGAGACGCTGTACTACACATACGGCGATGCCATTAACGTCGAAGACGCTGACGTGCAGGTCGCCATCATCTTCGACTCCGTCTCCGGCCTCTACAAGGAATGCGTGGACGCTTGGTACCGTGACAAGAAGAACAGCGAGGGCGTCGTTAAAGAGTTCTACAAGAAGAAGATGAACTCGTTCTTCGGTTCTTTGGCGATGCGCTACCGTAAACGCAAAGAAAGGGCTGTCTATCGGGACGGCTACGGCTTCGACGTCGAAACGGTCGGGTACACGGATCGCGAGCCAGGCTCGCTCTTCCTCCACCAAGTGTTTATCGTCGCCTACGGCCGCGCCATCCTGACTGACGCGTTACGCCGCTACGAGAGGAACGTCGTCTACTATGACACGGACTCCGTCCACCTCGTCGGCGTCGACCCGTCCGACGTGCGGTTGGACGGTGTTCCCGTCGGCGACCGCGACGACTGTCTAGGCCAGTGGACGCTGCGCGAACGCAATGCGGCTGTGCGCTATCTGGGTTTGCGCCGATACGCCATACTAGAACGGTATACGACCACAGATGGAGAGAATGAGACCGTCGAGGAGTATGCGAACATACATTTCGCCGGGTACAGGGCACCGTCGTTCCTTCAGGAACGACGGTGGGATCGCATTGCATTGTGCGCCCTTGAGGGTCGCGACCATCTCCCTTCTCTGACATACGTTCCGGGTGTCGACCGTCTCATCCCCGCCTACGTTCCGTATCGCATTGGGGGGGCTGTGCGCAGGAGCGACATGCCGTATCGTGCATTCGGGGAGTGGTCTGTCGAAGCAGACGCCCGTGTGTATAGGGACGACCCGGAAACGGAGATGTGGCTGCGGGTCGCAGCTGCGAGGATGTGTCCGAGGTCGAACGATGCGGACGCTGTTCGAGCGCGGCGTCTCGCTCTTGCCCCTTGTTAGCGCACACAAGATAGGAGAGCCCCGCCGTCCAACTGGAAAGCGGGGCCTCTTTATGCTTCGTCTAGCTTAGCACGAACCGACGTGTGATATACTGTGTCTCAGGTGGGGTTCTGTCATGCCACAGCGGAGACCACGGCTGGGCGTCACAGGCTGATACCTGCCGGCCGGGGATGGATTTGACACCCCTTCGACCAAGGCGGCGGAAACCCCGCCTCTCAGATCTACATATAAGGAGGAACGCGTGGCCGCAGAAGAGACCACCGAGACGGAGGCCCCTGATGAGTCCGCACCTGTGGCAGATGAACAGGAGACCGTCCAGGCTGACCTGTCTGAACTTATCGACGAGGTTAGGGCCCTCGCGCAGCAAGCGCTAGATGAATGCAAGGAACTGCGGGCCATCATCACCGAAGAAGCGTTGAACGAAGCTCCCGACGTTGACGTGCTGGATGATGACATCGATCCTGAGGACCTGCAAATCGAAGACCTCTTGGCCTGACGAAAGGACCCGCTGACTAACAATGGCACTCAAGACACCGGCTCTTCGGCCGGGCACTACCAACGAACAGCTGCTTCAGTCTGCTATCAACGCTGCGGCGATGGGATACAAGAAGCGCATCCCCGCGCCTACGCAGGCGGGGATCGACCGCACCCTGGACTACCTCTCCCAGCACCGCGACCTGTGGAACCCCATCTGCACTTCTCTTCTCAACCAGCTTGTCCCGGTCTTCGCCACCCAGCGGGCCTGGACCAACCCACTCGCTGAGTTCAAGAAGGGCATGATCGAATTCGGCAACGGGGTGGAGGAAATCCAGACCGGGCTTCTCAAGGCTGCAGCCTACGACCCTAACGACGACGTAGACGCCAAGCTCATCTTTGGTCGCGAAGACTTTCGCGTGGAGACCGCCTTCCACACGAAGAACCGCATGAACCGCTATAAGGTCTCCGTCGAGAAGGCCCTTATACAGTCCGCCTTTCTCAATGGCGGAGACGTCGCCGAACTCGTCGACCGCCAGACTCAGGCGCCCTACGAATCGGACCAGTGGGACGAATTCAACCTCATGGTCAGCCTGCTCAACAAATACGAGGTGCGCGGCGGCTTCTACCATGTGCACGTCCCCGATGTGGCACGCTCCGGCTCCGTCAAGGAGGACGCCACCGAGCTTCTGCGCAAGCTGCGCACCGTGGCCGGCGAGATGACGTTCAAGTCCACCGCCTACAACCCGGCGCGCATGCCCGTCCACTCCACGCCGGAAGACATGGTGCTGCTCACCACGCCGGCCGTCAGGGCCGCGCTCGACGTGGAGGCCCTCGCGTGGGCATTCAACATCGATCGCGCCGACGTCCAGTACAGGGTCATCGAACTGCCTCAGCGGCTCATCCCCGACCCGCGCTTCCAGGCCGCCGTCGTCGATAAGAACTTCTTCCAGGTCTACGACCACCTGATCCAGACCAACACGATCGACGTGCCGACCGACCCGCTCACGTACAACGTGTTCTACCACCACCATCAGACCATCTCCTGTTCGCGCTTCGCGCCCACCGCGATGTTCTGGACCGGCGCCGACGACGAAGTCATCGACATCGTCGATCCCGTCACTGGGATCGGCAACGTCGAATGCTACGCGCCTGACGGCACGCAACCAGGCGAGCTCGAAAAGGGCGGCGTCTACCGCCTCACACCCGAGTCCGTCACCGGCGGCGGCGGCAACCCCGCCCTCAAGTGGACGATCGTCTCTGCAACCGACAACCACACGACGGTCACCGCCGGTGGCGCCCTCACGGTTGGACGCCTCGAAAAGGGCCCGGTCAAGGTCCGCGTCGAATGCGACACGGCCTCCAAGGACGGCGCCTTCGCCGTCAAGTCCGGCGCCGACGTACCCACCTGGCCCGACCGCACGTCGTCCATCGTCGGTCTCACCGTTCTCGGACGGTCGATCGGTAAATCCTTCACACCCGGAACCAAGGAATACACTGTCACGCGGGCTAAGAAAGATGATCTGATCAACAACGTGCAGAACAACACGTTCCCGCACGGGCGGATGCTCGACTACACAGTCGAAACCGCCAACGGCGAAAACGGTGCCTACAAGGTGACCGTCACCGTCACAGGAGCCGACGGCGTCTCCTACGGCCCCTACGTCATCACAGTCAAGTAGGAGCCCCTGAGGGGCGCCGGTTTCTTCCTTTCTCTCCCGGCGCCCCTCACGATATACGTAAGGAGTGGTGTGCGCATGCCGAGTGTCAGCGAATGGTCTGCCGGGGCCGAAGTCACGCTCACCAAAGTGGCGTGGGACTCCTCATACCGTGACATCGTCCATTGGCGCGACTATGCGCACAGGGCCTCGTACATTGACCGGCCTGACGCACACCACCTCACGCTGAAGAACGCGCAGACTATCGACTACGGCTCACAGGTCGTCCTAGATGAGCCGTTCTCCACGTGCGTCCAATACAACTACGTACGGGTCGTCAACCCGAAGATATCGAAGCTGCACCCCGATAAGGAGCAGCCCACAGTCTTCTACTACTTCATCCAAGACGTCGTTCGGGTCGCCCCCGACGCCACCATGCTGTCCGTCCAGCTGGACGTGTGGACTACCTACTGCGGCAACGTCAAGCTCCGCAACGCCTTCGTCGTCCAAGGCCACCTGCCGGTGGCCGCCACGTGGCGGGGACGCCAGCACGACGTGCTCAGAGAAGCCGAAGGCCTTGATACGGGTTCCGACTACATGGTCCGCTACAGCGAACGCTACACGGTCGCCACCCTCGCCCAGTGCTGCGTCATGCTCGTCGCCTCCACCGACTTCTCCTACGACCCGGGCGAAACAAACAACCCGAACCTGAGAACGGCGAAAGGGTCGGCCTTCGAAGGCCTGCCCAACGGATGCGATATCATCATCGTCCGCGACATCGGCACGTTCGAGTTCTTCGCCACCGCCATGTCGCCGTTCCCATGGGTAGCGCAGGGCGTCCAGATGATCATGGTACTTCCGACGCCTGACGACATGTTCGACCGGATCGTCGCGTCCCACAACACAGACAACGTCCACGACAAGTTCCGGCAGGGCGTTGACCCGAACACGATCAAAATCGTCCGATCCCGTAAGACCGGTCACGAAGGCGATGTCATGTGGGGGCGGGATCAAACATTCTTCAACGGCGGCGCACTCGAACTACTCGATAAAACCCACTATGCGGACTGGCAGAAGAACTACACGAAGCTCGTCACATCGCCTTACCTGTTCATCGAGCTCACTAACTACCAGGGACAGTCGATGGCTGTGCGCCCCGAGTACTTGCCGAACGGCGGTAAGACCACGCTGTCCCGCCTGCAGCACTTCTCCCCGCCGGGCCCGCGCGTCGTCGTGTGGCTGCGCGACTACCTGTCGGAAGACAACACGACCGGCAACCCGCTGTCCAACTCGTTCCTGGACGGATCGCTGTTCTTCACGAACTTCCCGATGTTCTCCATCCCCAACAACTCGGGCCTCAACGCCCTGGCATCTCAGGCGCACAGCATAGCGTTCGCCTACCAGTCCGCCGACTGGTCTCAGCAAAAGGCGCTGCAAGGCAACCAGGTCGCCTACGACCAGGCATCTTATGCGATCGGCACGGCCCGGCAGTCCATGGTCGCGTCCAACACGGCCCGTGGCGCCCAAACGGCCCTGTCGAACGCCGCCCGATCCCAATCGACGGCGATCACCAACGACGCCGCGTGGGGCCACACGCAAAACAATATGATCCAACAGGGCGTCTCCGGCGGCATGGGCGCCATCGGCAGCCTTCTGTCGGGGGACATCGGCGGCGCCGTCAAAGGCGTCGTCGGCACCGGCATGGGCGTCTACATGGCCAATTCCAACTACAATATCGACGCGAACGCGAGGGACGCACAGACCGACCTGGCTAACTCCACTGCTTCTCAGTCCACAGCGATCACCAACAACCTGGCTGCCAAGCTCACGGGACTGCAGAACGCACAGGCCGCCTACAACAGGGACACCAACAAAGAATATGCCGATATGGTGGCGAAGGGCGACTACTCGAATACCCTGGCCGGCCTGAAAGCGAAGATACAAGACACGAAGATGACGCAGCCGTCCATCTCCGGGCAAATCGGAGGCGACGCTTTCATGCTCGCCACCACCGGGTGGATGGTGGATGTGCGCCTGAAAACGCCCCATAGGGGCGCGATCCAGGCCGTCGCCGAACACTTTGCACGGTTCGGTTACCGGTGCAACCGCACCATCGACATGGCTGCCTACAACCTGACGCTCATGAGCTACTTCACCTACTGGAAACTGGCCGATTGCCGGATCGAGGCCCCATCCGTGCCGCAGATGCACGCCGAGACGATCCGCGGCATATTCGAGAAAGGCGTCACCGTGTGGGACGAGCCGAAAGAGATAACCGAGATGCATTTATTCGACAACGGCCCAAAGGAAGTGGTGCAGCTGTAATGCCGAGCACGAAGGGTTTGACAAACGGTGATTTGATCGGCGGTGTGGAGCCGTCCAAGCTGAACGATGGCCGCTTCCGCCCCAATAGGGCGAAAGCCATGCGCGGCGGCGAGTTCATGCTCTACCAGAATATGCTCTGGGGCCTGGCCGAAGCGCGATTCGTATGGGACGGCCTGCCCGAGACGGTCAACGAGCGCTACTTGGAGCGTGTGCTGCACCGCCATGGCCTCGCGGTCTTCTTCGAAGACCCGCGCCTGCACGCCTTCTTCGCGCTGCACGCCGCCGGCACCGGCGACGTGGATGTCTACGGGGACCCGAAGACGTTCCGCGTGACAGGCAACCGGTACATCAACCGGGAGATATCCTCGAAGGACTGCGTCCCGATTTGGACGAACAGAAACCGGGTCAATGACCAGTGGGTCGTCAACTACTACGCGGCCGCCCTGGCGGAGGCCGCCGAGACGGTGCGCGTCAACGCCCTCAACTCGCGCAGCCCGATGATCCTGGCGCTCAGCCAGGAACAACGACTGGCCGGGGAGAACTTCTACCGGCAGGTGGCCGAAGGGCAACCGGTGATCTTCACCGTCAAAGACGACATGGGCCGCGGCCTGGCCGAGTCGGTGCAGGCGCTGGACAACAGGCAGTCGCCGAACGCGATATCGGACGCGATCCGCGTCAAGAAGGAAATATGGGACGACGCGATGCTCGCGCTCGGTATCCAAGCCGCTCCGCCGGACAAGAAGGAGCGTCTTGTCGACGACGAGGTGGAGGCGATCCAGGGCCAGACAGCGGCGTTCCGCGGCGTGGCGATCGGCGCACGCCAGGAAGCCGCGGACGCCATCAACGAGCGGTATGGCCTGAACGTGTCCGTGCATTGGCGGCACAGTCGGGAGCAGGTGCGCGGCATCAACGACTTGGGGGAGGGCTTCGATGGCTGACTTCACGATAGAGCTACGGGACGTGTGCGCCCGATACAGCGACGCTGAGCTCGGCTTGGAGGCGTACCCGATCTTCGACGAAGCCTACAGACCGCACTTGAACAAGCTGATCAAAGACCACTACTGGTTTAGGGAGACTGCCTATGAAACGGTCGCCATGTTCGCACATCAGCTACGGCACCGGCTTGAGTTGGTCATGCCCTACTACAACCAGCTGTACGAGTCGGCGCGGATCAAGTTCGACCCGCTGTCCACCATGGACGTCTCATCGGTCTCCGACGGCACGCATACGTCGTCTTCCAGCAACGAGGGATCGGGGACGACGAAGAACCGGACCTCCGGCGCCGCCGAGTCGGACTCGCGGGATATGCGCTACCCGGACACGGCGATCAACCAGCATGGCGACTACGCGGTGGCTGGCACGAAGTCGGGTGGCCGGACGGAGGGCGCCTCTGAAACGGACAACACGTCGAAGTCCAGTGCGAAGGGCGACGAGACGACGCACGCCACGTCGCATTCGACGGGCCGCTCCCAGTCGGCGTCGTCGCTGATCATGGAGTACAGGGCGAGCCTAATCAACGTCGACCGCATGGTGCTCGACGATCTGTCCGACCTGTTCTTCGGGCTTTGGACGTCTAACGACAACTACATCGGCGGCGACATGTACACCGGCTTCGGCGCCGCGTGGGGCTGGGGCTACCTAATCTAACAATGAGGAGTAAGGAGGCCGCATGCCTATAAACAACGTCCCGTTCTTCGATCTGCAGAACACCCCCCTGACGAATATCACGCCTTTTACGGAGCGCGAAGCGTATTCCTATCAAGAGGTGCTGGAAGACCTGATCCAGAATTACAAGCGGATTATCAACACGGTCAACAAGGTCGTGGCGCTTGCCAACGATATCGATGCACGCCTGACCGATCTTGAGTCCCGACTGCGCAAGGAGACGGACGACAAGATCTCTCGGGCGATCGACGCGCTCTACCGGCGCCTGGCTCAGCGCGGCGCCAAAGACATGATCGTCGCCGACCCGGTGTGGGGGCGCACAGACCGAACCGTCTCGGAGGTGCTGGCAGTCCTCTACGACAATGTGCGCACACAGGCCAGGTTCGCCAAGGGCGCCGACGACATCGGGGCGACGGCTCAGGCGCTGGACGAGGCCAACTGGACGGCCCGCCAGTGGGACCTGGATCCCGAGTACAAGACCGACCACGCTACCCGCTGACTACTACTATTAGGAAGGTTCGACTATGGCTAGCACGAATAAGACCGAAGCGCTGGGTCTCTCCCAGTTCATCGATACCGACAAACCGACCTGGCGTGGTGACTACAACGGCGACATGCGCAAGCTGGACGTCCGCGCACAGGAGGACACGTCGAAGTTCAACTCGTTCGAGACGCGCATCAAGGCGGCGGAGACGACGGTCGACGCCGACCACAAGGTGGTCGCACAGATCGACCAGAAGATCGGCGAGGCCGAGTCCCGGGCGAAAGCGGACGCCGCCAGCCAGGTTGCCAAGTGCTACGACGACCTGTTCACGAAGGTGAGTGACCGCTACACGAAGGCCCAGTCGGACGCCCGCTATATTCTCAAGAACGCGGCCAGCCCGGACTCGGGCGCGGTGATCGTCGGCACATCGAACGTGGTGCAGGGTAAATGGCCGACGCTCATGTGCCGGGCGCTCGGGATCCCCGAGCATAACTTTGCGGTCGGGGGCACGGGTATGGTCAATGGCGCGAACAACTTCTCCGTCCAGTTGAACAGGGCGATCGCTGACGGGAGTTTCAACAACAACGACATCAAGTACGTGATCATCGCGGACTGCGGGAACGACGCGATGGCCAACAATGACGTCTACAACGGCCTCGTCAGCCTTATCAGCGACGCTAAGCGGGCGTTCCCGAATGCTCGCGTCGTCGTGTTCTCGGCTGTGTGGGCTTGGTCGAACCTGCATTCGCTGCTCAAGAGCAAGAACGGCCTCTCGGTCTGCCTTGGCACCATGCAAGAGGTGTGCGGTAACTATGGCGCGGAATACGTGGGTACTGAATTCTGGTGTTTGGGTTATTCGAAGTATTTCACGGACGGTGAGATTCACCTGAACAGCACGGGGGACACGAGGTTTGCCACCTTGGCGGGCAACTACTTGCAATATGGGAACGAACCCATACCTGTGTCCACCAACTACCGGGTCGGTCTGTCGGGCCTCAACCACGATTCGAACGCACCGCTCACGCTGCGCTTGAGCGGCGGGATCGTGACTCTGTCAGGGATCGTGGATTCGGGCGGGTCGCTGATCGGCGACGGCCACGACTGGGGGATGATCCCCGAATGGGCTGCGCCGCGGTGTTCGGTGAACCTGCAGGCGACGGGCGGCTCTGACGGAAGGACGCAGATCGTCACCCAAGTGCATGCCAACCAGCATATTCAATCGTGGACAGGCTTCACGGGCCGAGTGCAGGTTTCCGGAACCTGGTCAATCCTCTAAGCGCATAACCAAAGGGAAAAGGTAGGTACTGTCATGGCGTGGGACGCTAAAGCTAAAGCTGTTGCGATCAAAGCAATCGGGACAGTGGAGTCTGGCATGCGCTATGACGGTATCTACCACACCGATCCGATAACGATTGGGATAGGGCAGTGGTTCGGGCCGAGAGCCTATGGTCTCTTGGCCCGGATCAAGAGGGAACTACCCGGTGAGTTTTCTAAGCTACCTGGTGAGTTGCAGTCTTTGGTGAACGCGAACAGCGTCAACTGGTCTACTTACTACCTACCGAACTACTGGGACGGCCAGGTGAAGCCGGTATTGAGGGCCGCCTACAAAGTGCAACAGGCGCAGATGTCTGAGGACCTTGAGGCCTACGTGCAGGTAGCGCGCAAGTGCGGGATCGACCCGGACGGCGCCACCCAGTCGATGATCATGTTCTTCGTCGCATATCACCAGTCCCCTAAGAGAGCTCTGCGCATCGCCAACCAGATCGGCGGCGCTTCCTTGGATAGGTGGCACCAGGCGCTTCTGTCCGAGCCGGTGCTCGGCAGGTACAGGAACCGCTACAACACGGCCTACGGCATCATCAAGGCGATGGACAGTTCGGGTGTGGACCTGCCCGGCCCACCAGGCGCGGGCCCGTCGTCGCCGACGGGCGGGGATGGTTCCGGCGGCAACCCCGGCGGTAACGTGAACGCCCCGCAGCAGAACGGCTCTAGCGCCGGCGTGCTGTCCCGGGTGGAGAGATGGGGTGACACGATGGTCGCCCACATGGCCGACGGCAAACAGGTGGTATGCGCCCCTACTGGCTGGAGCCAGTACACAGCGGGCCCCGGAGGGGCCGGAACGCCGCCGCCCACCAACAGCGCTCCGGGCGGCCAGAACGGCGCCCCCGGCACAGGCGGCGGAGGAGGCCAGCTAGCGCCAGGCACGTCGGAGACGAGGCAGAAGCTCGTCTATTGGATGTCTAGCCGTGAGAACAAATTCAGGTATTCAAACGGCGCGGGGCGGTTGGACCCGGACCGTAGCGGCGTGGGTGACTGTTCGTCTACGTGCCGTAGGGCATACCTGGACGTGTGTGGGATCGACATCGGTGGTAACACGGTCGCTCAAAGCGCCAACGGGCACGGCGTGTTCGTGATCAACTGGAACACGGCCAAGAGTATTTCGCAAGCCCAGTTGGCGTTGATGAAGCCTGGTGATTTAGTGTTCTACGACTGGGGTTCCGGGAGGGCCGGCGTGGACCATGTGGAGATGTACGCCGGCGGTGACTTGACGTGGGGGCATGGGGGCGGCCTAAACGGAACAGTGCCGGGGCCGCACAAGAACAGCCTGAGCAAGTTCATCCGCGACACGAGGGGGATCGGCTGGTGTGTCAAACGCTACATCAACGACTGATAAGAAGCTCACATACTACGACCCGTCGCGGATACTGTCCTACAACACGCCGTGGGCGTTCGTGACGGGCGCCCGCGGCAGGGGCAAGACGTATGCGTTCAAGAGGCGGGTGATCCGGAAGGCGATCGAGAATGGTGACGAGTTCGTCTACCTGCGGCGGTTCAAGGGTGAGGCGGCGACGTTCAAGACGTTCTTCGACGACATCCGCTGGGAGTTCCCGAGCGTCGAACTGTCGGTGAAGGGCAAGATCGCATATACCGGGTCGGGAAAGGGCGCACAGCCCATCGGACAGGTCGTGTACTTGTCGGCAGCGCAGATGCTCAAGTCCGTCTCGCTCAAGAAGGTGAAACACATCATTTTCGATGAGTTCATCCTTGAGAAGGGCGCCACGCACTACCTGCCGGACGAGGCGGCGATCTTCGAAGGCCTGTATTCGACGGTGGACCGTTGGGATGACAGGGTGCAGGTGTATTTCCTGGCGAACGCCTTCTCACTAACGAACCCCTACTATGTCAAGTATGGGATTGTGCCGACGGGCGAGTTCACAGTGGAACCGGGTCCGGATCGTTTCTGGGCTGTGCACACGGACCGCTCGGAGGAGTTCGCGCAGCAAGTGTCGAAGACGCGCTTCGGGGCGTTCCTGCGGCGTCAGGATGATGAGAATTCACGGTACATGATCGATTCGACGTTCCGGGACGAGGGCTTGGAGATGGTGGCTGCAAAGCCGCCGTCGTCGATGTATTCGCTGTCCATCGTGGGCGGTTCGAGGCCGTTGTCTCTGTGGCTGGGCCGGGAGTTGGCGGTGTGGTACGTGACGGAGGGGCTGCCTCGCAGCCCCAACCGGTTCACGTTGACGCCGTCGAGGGTGGACGAGACTACGAGGCTACTCACGACGAGCGACTCGTATTTGAAGAACATCCGATCCGCCTACGCATCGGGGCGTGTCCGGTTCGATAAGCTGACGACAAGGAACTTGTTCGTTAAAGAAGTGTATAGGGGGTTGTGATGACTGAGTCGGTGCTTACGGGATTCGGGACGGCGCTGGCGGTTGTGTTGCCGTTGATCGCCGCGTTCACCCTGAAAGCCCGTCGTTTTCTTCACTTCATCGACGATTTGATGGGTGAGGAGGAGCGTCCGGGCACCCAGCGGCGCCCGGGCATCCTTGAGCGGCTGATGTTGCTTGAGGCTAGACTGGACCTGATTGAAAGGAGGCTGAACGGATTTGAGTCATGCACAAAGTGTGAGGACCGCCATTGTGGCATGGATGGCGAAGCACGACGGTGACTTCGGCTACACGAACGACTACCGCCGAAAGGACCCGGAGCGCTACGGCTGGGGGGATTGTTCCAGCACGATAGCGCAGGCCTACAGGCAGTGCGCGGGCATCGAAATAGGCGAGCGGAGTTTCAATATAGCGCAGAACGGCGCGGCGGTGCAGAGTGCGTCCAACTGGCGCGATCTGGACGAGGATGCCATGCGCCCGGCTGACATCATTTGCATGGGCTGGCACTCGGGCGCCTTCGCGGGGCGGATCAGCCACGTGGAACTCTATGCGGGCCAGGGGTTGACGTGGGGGCACGGAGGCCCGGGCAGAGGCCCAAGGCTGCACAGGCTGTCGGATCCACGGTTGACAGGATCGGCGAATATCATCATGGTCCGGAGGTTCATCCCGGACGATGCACAGGCAAAGGAGGACGATTTGACACCTGACGAGCACAACATGCTCAGCTGGCTGTATGAGAACATCAAGGTGCCCGGGGAGGGCTTCGGCTACCCCGCGGCAGCCCAGAATGCGCTGGGCGACCTGCAGAAGGCCGTGCAGGGCCTTCAAGGCGCCGTGGACGGCGTGAACGCGACGGTTGCAAAGGTGAATGACCTTCTGACGGTGCCGGGCTGGGGCTTCGGCTACCCGGCGGCCAGCCACAACGCGCTGGAAGAGGTCGTCACGAAGCTGAACGAGATTCAAGCGGAGGTGAAGAAGAGCAATGGCTAAGCACCTGGACATCGACGACGGCGTGACGGCGGAGCAGCGGGCTGCGGCGGCGAAGGCTGCTGCGGAGGCCGTGAAGGACGACGGCAGGCCGGCCGGCGACGGCGACCTGGTTGATATGACGGGTTCGACGAAGTACCTGGCTGTGCGCAAGTACCTGTACCGGGCGCTGACGGGGCTGATCCCCGTGGCGACGGCGTGCGGGTGGCTGACGGGAGAGCAGGCGGCGCTGATCGCGCCGGCCCTGGCTGGCTTCCTAGGCGTGGCCCTGGCTGCGGCGAATACGCGCTAGACTCGATTCTCAGGGCCTTTCACGATCTGGCCTAGGCGACCCTACAGAAAGGCCCCTAGCAAGCTGCTAGGGGCCTTTCTGTGCGTCTGAGGGGTATGTCAGGCGGCGGGGGTGGGTGTCAAGCGGTACTCGGAGGCGAACTCCGAAATGCGGGTCATGAGCAGGTGGTAGAAGAAGATCCGCTCGTTGCCGTAGGCCTTGACGGGGGCGGCGACCCACCCGATCATAGAGGCATTCCAGTCGTCGCCTTCGTAGACGAGGGGAACGACGGCGAGAACGGGGGCGTCGTCGCGGAGGGCGTCGGTGACGTAGATGTTGTCGTGGGCGATGTGCCAACCGAAGGTGCCGGCGATGTGGGAGTGGTGGGGGAGGGCGTGGTAGAGGTGCTCGTCCAGCGCTATGAGCGCGGAACTGATCATTTGATCCATCCTGCTATAACTCCTGTCAGTATGAGTGTTGTGAGGCATGAGATGAAGGAAAGCGTTGCAGCGCCGAGTTTGATGTTCTTCTCGCGGACGATATCCATGTAGGAGACATACCAAATCAGCGCGAGCATCGGAATGAAGGTGCACAGGAGTATGACCTTGTGGGGTACCACGCTACTTGCACCCGCCTGCTGCTATATCGTCACACCCACCGGCGCCCGGCTCTGTTCCGCGCTGTTCTGTCTGCAGATCATTCTCACGGTCATCGAAATGGCGACGGTGGACGGGCGCTTTCTTCTCAGCATGGCGGGGTTGCGTATTGGTGTATGCAGGCCGCTTGCTTGGCGTCGTAGCGGGTGCGGGGGAGGGCGTTCCACGTGAAACGATGGACGGGTCCAGGCTGGGGTGGATGGTGGGGAACGTCGTTGTCGGAGCAGGTGTCTCGATGTCGGTTGTGATATCGGGCGCCGGCTTAGAGGCAGGCACGTCGTTGATTGTAGCGTATGTGAGGCCGATACAGAGTAGGACGGTCCCGACGAGGGAGATGGCGAGGCCTGCACCACGGTGGAGGTAATAATAGATGAGGGCGGCGAAGATGTTGACAGCGACGATTGAGAGGGCTGCGTAGAAGAGGAGGTTCATTCTGTTCTATCCTTTCTTTTTGGTCGGCCCGTCTCCCGGGCTTCCATTACAGTATACCACATCCGTGTAGTGGGGCCACATGGAAATTTGTGGAGAAGGTCACACTAAATAATATTGACAGGATATATGTTTCAGGGTAGTATTAAAGCATAAGGTCAAAGAGAGAAAGGAACTGACCATGAACGTCCAGTACTACGAAGAACTGAACGGCTACTACTCAGAAGAACTCGCAGATATCCTCGAAGACTTCGAGGGGTGAGGCGAGGGGTAGGGGGGCGAGCGCCCCCCACATACCCCAAATCGTCACGAGAAGGGCCGTAGGAGCCACGCAGGGAGCGCGGCGGTACGGTCGCCTAGGTACGCGTCTGCGAGGCCCTGAGAATCGATCCTCGTGAATGTTGGGAGGGTATCCTTACCTAGTGAGACAGAGTGTCTCAAATGGGGGAGCACCCTTCTTCTTAATCGCCGCCCCGCGCG